AGATCGCTCATCGGTTAGTCGCCTCCTGAAAATGCCGCGCGCACATAACCCCATGTGTCCTGATCAATTTCGCGGGCTTCGTGGAACCACAAAAGTGTGATGTGCCAGGGCCAGCGAACAACGGCCGAAAGAGGATCCCCGAACGTCGCCGAGACACGCGCCGCAACCGCCCGCCATCGGGGCGGGCTGATTTCTATTCGCCGTCCCGGTTCGCCCGGAACACGCGGGGCAAAAAATCATAGGCAATCCCGATCACCTCCTCGCCATCGCGCGCATCGAGGCCGCGCAGGACCGGCGCCGGCAACCCGGTCATGAGCGCATAGGCATCATACCGGTCGTAGGTGCCATCAGCGCGGATCACGTCGCCGGACTCTGCCGTGATCATCGGACGGATAGAGATCTTTCTGATCCACCGGCCTTCATGTTTGAACGGCCGTACGAGCGGCACCGCCGCCACATCATTGTCTTCGAACTCAAGGGAAGCGACTTCGGGTTTGGGATCTTCGGCCTTTGCCGCGGGCGCCGATGTCTCCGCGTCCGCCTGTTCCAGAACGTCTTCGGGCGGCAGCGGGATCTCTCCAACGGGAACGGCGAGATCGGTTTCGGCTTGAGTGGGTTCTTTTGCAGCCATGATGCACCCCTAGGCCGCCGCCGCACCGAGCAGGCGATTGACCGGAGCCGAATAATCGACCGTGTTGATGATCAGCGTGTTGGTGAAGAAATCGAATTTGTGGACCGTCTTGCCGTCGACGACATCGTGATAGTGCACGATCGTATTGACCTTGTAGTCGGTCATATCGGCCTTTTTGCCCTTCACCTCGGCTTGCTTCACGCCGCCGACCAAGCCGCGCAACATGACGACGCGGCCGAGGTTCTTGCCGTCGCGGATATCGCGCAGGCGTTCGTAGTAGTAGAAGTTCGTCCAGTCGCCGGGCTCTCGGCCGAACAGGGATCGGACATCGGCATGCGATCCGTTGAGCGAGAACGGCGCTTCCAATGCCTGAATTTCGTACGGGACATCGATCTGGAAGAAACTTCCGCCCGGCGAAAACGTCTCGCTGTCGCGTTCGAGTTCCGGCAATTGGATCTTTTCCAGCCGCAACATCTGATTGAGGGAATCGACGTACCAGTTCGCCCCCATGATAATTCTGTCCATCGTCTGCCCTTTCGTGTCGGGTTAAACCGGTCTTAAAGCCGTCCAGAAGTGGCGGATCAGGCCGCGACGGCGTCGCGAACGCCGAGCGCTTCGATCGCGGCTTCGATATTGTCTTTCAGGAGGTCGAAGGCCTCCGGCTGCGGTTCGGTGTAGAGCTGCAGGTCGACCAGATCCGGGGTTTCTTCGAAGCGCAGTTTGAGGCGCAGACCGCCATCGCGCAGGAACGTGCTTGTGTTGAGTTCACGCGGGAAGGTCAGCTCGTAATCGATGATATCGCCGAACGCCTTGTGTTCCTCGCAAGCCCCCGAAATCGCCTGATAGATCAGCGAGACCAGATGCCCGCCGATATTCTCCGAATTGTATTGGCGAAGCGCCCGGATAAACCGCTTCTCGATATTGCGCCTTGTGCGGATCCGCTTGATCGACCGATAACCGACTGTCGTCGGATCCGTTGCCGTGGTGAACGGCGCCCACAAGAGCCGGCGTTCGATGACGGTTCCGACACCGTTGAAGTTCAGGAAGTTGGCGTCGTGATCGGTCTGGCCATCGACATAGGACACTTCCTGAGAAAGGCCGAGGATCCCGCGCAGGGACCGGTTCCAGAACGCCTTTGTGGGCCGGCCGACTTCCTGATCCCTGCGGATCATGGCCGCGGCGACGTGCGGCGACAAAGGCCGGGTGACATTCGAACCGTCAATCAGAACGATTGCCTGGGGATACATGGCAATCACGTTGCGTTCGGTTGCAAAGTCGAGAGCATAATCCCGCGCATCCTCCCGGCTGGTTTCTGGCGTATCCACGATCGCCATGCAGTCGATCAGGCGAGTAGCGACGGAACTCAGGGCAACAGCGGCGGCGTTGGCGACGCCTCCGACCCGCTTGGACGTGTAACCGGGCGCGATGATCCCATGCACATCAAGGCCGGTTTCTGATTTGGAATTGAGCAAAGCCCAGGCACCGGTTTTCAGGGCTGCATCGCCGGCAACCATGCCGATCTGTGTATCAAGGTCCAGATCGTCGTCGGCCCGGCTGAACACCACGTCGGCAATGATGCCCTCAGACGCAATTTGCGTGAACGTATCCTTGGCAACGCCCGCACCAAGCAGCGCAATCTTGTCGCTGTCGTCGGTGTTGATGACGATCGGCTTGTGCTTCTCGATTGAGGCATCCGCTGCCGGCGCCGGCAGACACACGCCGATATGGGTGGTTTCTGTCGGGATCGAGGCGACGGTGCCGGACAGATCGGAAAAGACGCGGACGCCGACGTGCGGAGTTGTTGCGGACATAAACGGGATCCTCTTTCTGCTTTCGCGGATTGAGGGGAATATTGCATGTGCTTGTCGCCGCTGTGGGTGACAGTTGGCAGCGTTACTGTTTCATAGGGAAAGTGTAGCCTCGGCCATTCGATTATCGTCAGGGTTGCTGCCAGCGGCAAAAAATGCCGAAATCATTAATTGCGTGTCTTTTTTGGTGAAGTTGACCATAATGTTTGCGTGATTACTGTCATCTGCCAATTTCACTTGGAGTTTCTTTGTGACCTCTCCCAAATATTGTCTATGCGAGACACCCATAGACCGGTGCGGCGTTTGCTTAAATTGTGACCTTAACACTTTTGTCGAGGAAAAGGTCGATGAAGAAATTAGGCGTAAAGAGGGCGAAAATCTTCGGTATGATAGAGAGACCGCGCCGGAAGGATTGGAAGATCAGCCCTCCGTCACCGATATTACTCATAATAGGAGAGAGTTTCTTGGACGCACGGGATCTGCCGGCATAGTTGTTGCCGGTGGGGCCGCCGGAGGCGTCGCTGGTGTCGGGGCAACGGCTTTAAGTGAAGGTGTGGGTCTCTTAGCCAATGTTTCTTCATTGGAAAGTGACACTTATGGCCGAGAAGAAAGGCAGAAAATCGAGACGCTTATCTTGGACAGATTTACGCTCTATGCGGAAGCGAAGGATTGGAAACAGAGATTGAACCAACTGAAGCTTGACCATCCAAATATGAGTGCGGACCTCCATCGGCTGATTGACGGCACCATTTTGCATAGAACCGGAAAATTCCAAGACGCAGAAGACGAATTCAGAAAACTCTCTCACTTCACGTCAGAGGCGGCTTCGAACTTTAATGTTGCCGCCTATGAGAGGTACGCGAAGGTTCTGAACAATATCGGAAGAGGTGTTGAGGCACTACCTATTATTAACCGAGCGCTTGAGGCCTCAGTCGAATTAACGACCGAACAATATCTTTCACTTAATCGAAACAAACTCAATACCCTTTATATGATCCACAGTGAGGAGGACGAAAAAAAAAGTAATGGCAGTTGGTTCGATTTTTGCTTTGAAATTGAGAAAGAAATTTGCAAATATTTGAATATTGGCAAATTAGCAGAAATTGAGAAGAAATATTCAGGTCTTCGGTCTGGATTGATGCTATTTGTCGATATTGCCAACTTCCTCAAATATGGAGAGGAAAGGCATTTGTCGAACCACTTATCCAGAATCGAAGAGATGGTTGGTAGTCGACAAGCAAAAATCCATATTACTGGCTGGAATCGTTATTCTCAGTTCATAGCGCTTTGCTTGAAACATCAGAAATTTGATAGCGCAGAAAAAGGGTTAGCCGCTGCATTCTCAGCCCTCATTGAAAAGGAAGTTTCTTTCAAGTCAGCGAAAAAACAAATTGAGATAATTGGCTCTTCAGATCAGCTGCCAGTATTTAACACAACCAAAGACGACGTCGAGATTGCTCTGCATCTCGCCATGTGGGCGCAATATGGATTTGCCCGCAATTCTGATGGTTCCGATTTTATTGCACGAGAAATTGTCGGGCAGTTATTCGCGCATGCACGCAAGGTGTTGAACGGAATAGATCATAAGCGTTTTATTCGCAGCATCGATAGATTTTTGGATGTAAACGGCTTCGATCCCATCCGCATGCGAAACGGGTCGTTAGGGCGTTTGCGATCATATTTGCCCCGATTACTGCCTGACAGGGCATTTTTTCCAATAACCCCAACGGAATTTGTAAGTGGACCAATCCCGACACCAAGACAAAATAGGACCACCTTTCCAAAAGAGAAGCCAAAAATATAAATTTGTACGAGGACCACGTTTGAAAATACTACGGATTTTGTACAGTTGATAGGATGGTCGCCGCCGCAGCGGAAGCATTTGATAAAATTGTCTCGATTTCCGGTGGCGATTTAGCAGAATCGATCGTTTGAAATACGCTTGATCGCTGAGCGGCGATCATCGCTGATATCGCCTCGTATCTGGACGCCGCCACGGCAATCTTGACCGCGAGCGCGTCAATTGTTTCGCCGCGCAAGTCGGCTTCGGTTTGCAGCATTGCCGTTTGCCATGCTTTGGCGGTTCCGTCCTGGTGATCCCTCGCGGCCTGGGCTTTCGACGCCCAAGCGTCCCTCTCGCCACGCGGAACCTGCCCAGTGATCAGATCTGCAAGCTGATCGGCTTTCATGACGACGCGGTGTTTAGCCATGTCCTTTGTCGCGGCGAGGATTTCAGGCGTGATCTCCGGCGCTGGAGGTGGCCCCAAAAATTCCCGATTTATGGTGAGATCCTCCGGCAACACAGCAACAACAACGCCTGGATCTGCATTCGGATCGTCGGCCAAATAGGGTGCAACGGTTGCAGCAAAGATCTCCCCGATGTTCGCATCATCTGGGTATTCGCCAATAACAAAGCCGCCCTGAATTAAAATAATCACGTGTTTTCCTTTCCAGGGATATCCGTTACGAGATCATGGAGTTCTGGTTGCCTATCGAACCGAAGGCCGGCGAGTAATACACCGTGCCGTTGTGCGGCGATGAATAGATATGCGCGCCTCTCGCCGCATAGATATCTGTGTAGCCGTTTGCTCGATAATTCGAGGTAATGTTTGAGGTATTGCAGTCAGCAAACCCTTGATTGAACACCGCGATGCCGGCCTGATAGTTGTGAATCAGCACGGATGCAGGGCAATAAACGGAACTGGTTGCAGCAACATGAACCCCCGATCCGCCGCAACCCCAAATATTCACCGCCTCCATGTGCGCCGAACTGTTCCAGCTCAACTGGGCACCATCACCGCCACATCCATAAATCCACATGTCTGCGCTGATGCTGGAAACAAATTGGCTATTCCAAGCCAGGGAAAGGCCCGACGTGGTAGCACCCAAAATCAGAAACTCACCGGCATTGATTTCAAAGTGCCCGCCAGACATCGATAAAGCGGAAGCATCCGACCCAATCAGGAACACATCATCACAAGTGATATGCCCATGACTGTTTGAGATTTGCGTCAGCCCCTCCACAATGGTGACATTCTTCAGGCGAATTTCCTCGGACTTATTCCAGATCGGCGAGTGCGTGGTATTTCCGTCGATCCACACATCCTTCAACAGCTTCAAGCCAGTCTCAAATACAAGACCACCGGATGTAAACACGATCTGGCACGCGTACAGCCCTTGCGTATAGGCCTTGTTTGCCGCGTTATCCGCCAATCTCGAACTGTAAAAACCTGGGCTGGTTGCTCCCAGCTGAAATCCGGCTTTTGTAGGTTTGGCGGCCGGGACCGAGGACGCCTTGATCTGGATTTGGCGTGATTGCGGATGATCGAAAATCACATCAGCATTGTAGGTGTGCACCTCATCACGCATTTCCAGCGTGACCGTCACCCACGGCATAATGACTTTCAGAATGATTTCGGCAAGGGCCGCCGTCAGGGTCGGAAAATCATCGTCTACATGCGAGCCGATCTTGTAGGTTGTGTTGAGCTTGATGCTGGGAACAAAAAAGCCCTTTAGCACATGCCAGAGCCGTTTCGGATCGATGATTTTGAACTCTTTGGTTTCGTCCTCGGCATCTTGCTCGGTTGCCCAGGGCAATCCGGCATGCAACCGCTTCGGATCGATCGCTTTTCCCGTAACGGTCGGATCCTGCGCTTCCTCGTCGGTTGCCCAGGGAATGGCAGTGGCGATATTGTTTGTCGTTACGGCAATGACCGGATTGACCGCAAAAGCCAAATTCTGAACATCGGAAAAGATGATGTGCATTCGGATCGCAAGATCGTTGCTTGCGCCGGATGCGGGATCGAACTTCGGGATCGGATCGTTGTAACGTGCGATCGCGATCATGTCGCCGGCATCGTCGAACAGGCCGGCTTCGTGAATGACAAAGCCGCCGACCTCGATCGGAAGATAGAGCTCGAAGTAAGCCGTATTGGCTTCCGGATCCAACACACCCGCCGCCGTGATCGCCCCGCGATGGACTTCGTTCTCAAGTGCGGTTTCCGCGCCGGCCGGCAACCGGGTTCCGTCGCCAAGCGCGATTTCCGAAATCGTCAAAGGGGTCCCGGCCGCAAGCGCCGCGGCTTCCTTGTTGCGGCCGACAGCCGTCAAAATCGCATAGCTTTGTGTCATGGGGTCCTCGCTTCAACGGTGTAGATGCCGCCAGAATGATTGTGGG